GCCTTCTGCGCGCACTGGACGGCGAAGCCGAACAGGAACAACCCGCAGATCATGAGCACGCAGGCGATCACCGGGAGGAACTGCATGCCCGTTCGCGCCTCGTGGCGCGGCTCTATCGCATGGGGTTTCATGAGGCCATCCTCGACTCGGACGGGCCATCGCAAGCGCCGTGGCGCCGATATGCTCCGGCGCGTGCCTCGAAGGCAGCGCGACGCGCCGCCCGCTGGCCGTCGAAGTCGGTGACGGTCGGTGTCACCGCCGGATCCCACACCTGCTTCGCGGTGGCGTCGATCTGGTAGACGTCCGCTCCGAGATCGGTGGTGGCCTCGCCGGTGAATGCCGTCGAGGAGCCGCCGATCTTCAGCGTCGTGTCGTGCGCGGGATCAGCCAATGGCCACGTCCTTGCTCAGCCGGTCGATGGCCTCTGCCACATCGCCGGCTGCATGTGCCAGGGCCGCGTGCGTGCCAGCATTCGCGTTCAGGTACGCCTCGTATTTCGCGCGACGCAGTTGCTCCATGGCGACGTGCGCCAGATCCATGACGGTCGCCCGCCACATCGCGCGCTGGACGGCAGCATCGTCCGGCGTAGCTGTGATGAGCATCCGCTCGCCTAGCTTGTCCGGCGCGTAGTCGGGCAGGACAACGGTGCAGCCGGTCGCGGAACGCGCGTAACCGTGGCCGCCCATCGCGCCGACGAAGGTGTCGATCCACTGGAGTCCTTCGACCTCCGCGCCGTCGGGCTCCAGCACCGTGGTCTTGTGGGCCGGCCGCGGGCCTGGCAGTACGCCGCCGTTGATGGTGATGACCATGGCTCGTCTCAGACCGCGGTGCTGGCGCCGGAGCGGGTGGCCTTGCAGCTCCACTTCACGGCATCGCCGACGGCCATCTCCTCGCGAAAGTTGCTGATGTGGATCGCGCCCTTGTAGCCGGTGGTCCCGTTGGGCAGCACCTTGAGGAACATCTCGGTCTGCGCAAAGGCCGCGTTGTTCAGCGCCACCCAGCCGTTCGTGTCCGCTCGCTCGCTCACGCCGGAGAGATCGAACTCCAGGCCCTGGAGGGCGAAGAGGTTGGTTCGGGAGGCGCCGCTGTCCTTGATCGCGGTGTCGTCCACGAGGTCGTTGAGGAGGTCGTAGCTGGCCTGGGAGAGTCCGTCGATCTCGGTGTAGCTGCCGCCGAGCGTGGTGGCGATCGAGATCGCCGCAGAGTGAGCTGCTTGGCCCATGGGTTTGCTCCTTGCTGTGAGGGGGTGGCGCCCGGGGGCGCGTTACTCGGTGATGCCGAGATCGACGTTCCAGAAATAGTTGGGGCAGCCGTTCGCGTCGATGAAGACGGGGCCCGGCGCCGGCTCGCGCACGAGGCAGTAGGTGTAGCCCGTCACCGTCGCGCGATGCAGCGCGACCTTGACCGCAAGCGCCGTCGTGAGCGTGGCGGACTCGTCTTGAGGCTTCCCGCGGATTCGCACCTGGACGGTGCGGATCTGCCAGTCCTTCGACACGCCGATGTACGGCTGATTCACCGGCCCGCCCGTGGCCTCGCAGAAGACCGCCTGCTGTGGCACGCCGACGCCCACCGGCACGATGCGCCCGGGGAACAGGTTACGGCCGGAGTTCGCGACCGTCTTCACCAGCGTGGCCCCGAACGCGGTTACGCCGTGGAGCTTGTCCACGCAGGCCTGGTCTGCGGCGGTGGCGGGCATGGGGTCACAGATCCAGCAGCGACTTGCTCAGGCCCTTCGCCGCCCGCGCCGTCTGGCGGCCCTTGCGCACCGCGCGCTTCTTTTCCTTCGCCGCCCGCTTGCGGCGCGCGATCTGCTTCTTCGCCTGCCAGCGTTTGCCAGGATCCTTCGGCCGGGTCGGTGCCATGGCCGGGATCGCCTCCGCGCCGATGCCGCGCGCCGCGTTCTCGCGGATGCGCGCGGCCATCCGCGGTTCCCACCCACTCACGCGCTCCTTGAACGCCGACTCTAGGAACAGCGTCTGGCCGATCAGGTGGTCCACATCCAGGACGTTGTGCACGGCGGCCGCGTAGTCGGTGCCGAAGCCGACCTCAACCACTGGGCCGCCAAAATCACGCTGCGGCGGGGCAACGTAGTGCGTGGCGCGCAGCCGCCCGGTGTCCACCGGGGTCCGCGCCACCGCCAGCGCGTCGATGGCGAAGCCCTCCTGGTACAGCGCCGCGGCAGTCGCGCGCGGATATGACTCCGCCAGCTTCGCGAGCGCCTTCCGCAGCGCAACGTCGCCGACGACCGTGATCTTCATCAGCGACCCAAAAACGCCTTGTAGTAGGTGAACCCGCCGCGCTTGTCGTGCAGCGTCTCCACGCGCAGCGCGCGCCGCGGGATCGTGCTGTCCGAGGTCGACTCGCCCGGCAGCCACACCCGCGAGTCCTCGGCGATCAACGTCGAGGTGTAGAACACGTGGTCGGCCGCCACGATCTCCGTGTCCGCCTTCGTCGCCTTCTGCAGCCGGCCCAGGACCGATGCCGCGGTGCCGAACGTCGAGTCACCCGCGCGCGTACCGATGCCAGCGGCCGTGGCGGCGCCCACGCTGATCGTGTCCACGAACCACGACGCCAGGTTCACGCGGCGATCCTCCGGTACGCCGCGAGCTGTGCGAGCACGTGGTCGGGGAGCATGCCGCCGGAGCCTGTGCCGATGGCGGTGTTCACCGCGCGGTACGACACCGACGCATCACCCAGCGCCTCGCTGGCGATGTGCCCGTCTGTCCCGCGCTGGCGGTACAGCGACACCACGCCGTCGATGCACGCTTGCTCCAGGTCGTAGGGCAGCGTGCGCGGGCCAACGTTGGTCCAGGTGACGCCGTTGTCCGCGACCGTGAGCCCGGCAGCCGGCCACGTTGGCTCGGTGGTGCCGTGCGTGGTCCCGGATGCGCCAGCTTGGAACACGTTGAGGTTCGTCCCCGACACCGGCCGCACGAACCCACCCGCCGGGAACGTGGTGCTCGCCGCCCACGTCGTTCCCTGCGGCACGTAGCCGCCCTTGTAGTTTGCCAGGATCCACGGCTCGCCCATGCCGGCGTACGGGTCCTGCGCGATGCTCCTGGCCACCGTCGGCTCGAAGCGCCACCAGAGATCGTCACGCCGGATGACCCCGGCGCCAGCGTCCTCCAACGTGACGTTGCCCATGTCCACCGCTTCGTCGTTGACGGTCACGGACGTCAAAGACACGAGCGGCGTGCGGTCGAGCACCAGCGTGTACAGCCCGCTCGGCCGGTGCCGCTCGTTCGCGACGGCCGCGTAGCTGAATGACCGCCGGCAGAACTTCTCGATCGCGCCCGAGATGGTGGCGATCATCCGCTCCAGCACCGCGTCGTACGTCGTGACGGTGATGCCGAGCTCGTCCTTGACCGTGGCCAGGAGCGTGAGCGCGTTGGAGGCGATCATGGGCGACCGACTGGCGTGTTACTTCTTGTCGTACTTGGCGACGCCAGCCTTCACCAATCGCTCGGCGGTCTCCGGCTCGAAGCCGCACTTCTCGCCTATGACGTTGCACCCGTAGTTCTTGATCATCACCACGCCCACCTTGGTGGTCTTCGTTTCCTCTGCCATGTCGATCTCCTGTTGAGGATGAACAGCAAAATGGAGGGGGCGCCGCTACTGCACGCCCCCCCCCTGCTCTCCGGCTTACGACGCGGGCAGCGTGACCGCGCCGCCCAGCGTGACCGTCCCGGCCACCACCGCGGTGTCGGTGTTGGCCCGCGAGAGGTCCGGCGTCTGGTTGAAGCGGATGTAGCGCTTCTTCCCGGCCAGCGAGAGGTCGAACTCCACGACACCGTGACTCGCGGTCAGCAGCCCGGTCGCGGCCGTGGTCGCCGCCTGGAGCGAGACCGCCGTGTCCCAGTCCGAGTTGTTGCTCGACTCCTGGTACTCAGCGGCGAACTTCAACGTCTCGGCGGCGCCAAGCGTGGTCACGTAGCTGATCGCGAACACGCACGACTGGTAGCCGACGCGGTCCACGCTCTGGCCGGTGATGGCGGTGGCGTCTCCGGCGCCTCCCGCGGTGACTGCGGTGGGGGTCGAGGCCGTGAGGACCTTGACCTCCGCGCCGACGTTCTTTCCGAGTGCGATCATGTGATTTCTCCTTGTCCTTCGATGGGGTGAGGGAGCGCGGCGCTATGCCGCGCTCCCGATGGGCGACTTACGCGGTCCAGCGGATCTGGTCCATGATCCCCACGCTCTCGCCGTGGCGGACCTGCATGTCGTGCTTGCTGATGGCCCGGATCGCGCTCTCATCGCGAGAGAATCCCGACACCACCGAGCCGCTCGCCACGTACGCCGCGTTCTCCTGGAACGTCAGTTCCATGTCGAGCGAGTCGCCGACGATCACGTCCGCAAACTGGGCGAAGATCAGGAACGACTCATCCGACCCGCCCAGGTCGCTGAGGTTCGTCGGCACCTGCGTGGTCCACCGGCACGGGAACCCGTACAGGTACCCGCCGAGCAGCTCGTCGCGGTAGACGTGCGCGCCGACGCCATCAAACAGCGTCTGGAGGTACCGCTTCGTCCGCGGGTTGCCGATGAAGCCGCACCGCTGGTCGATCACGACGTTGTCGTCCTCGACAGCGCCGATCAGCCGGTGGATATCCTTGGTCACGTTCGCCAAGGTGGGCGCGGTGCCGGTCGCGTTGGAGATCGCGATCGCGTTGGCGGACCAGTTCTCCAGGCCCTTCGGCTCGGAGCTGGCCCCGGTGCCGCGGATGAACTTCAGATCCTCGGTGTTGGCCATCACACGCCGCAGGTCCTCGCGCACCAGCGAGTCGGTCTGCGCCGATGCCACCCGGAGCAGGTCGTTGGAGATCGGCACCAGCGCGCGCAGCTTCTTGGCGACCAGCGTGATCTGGCCGAGCGTCGGCTGGGACTCGGTGATGTTCGTCGACTCCTCACCGTACGCAGCGGTCGCTCCGCCGGTCTGCTTGCCGAGGGTGAGCGTGTCGTTCGGCATGTCCACGGACACCGGGTTGAGCGAGCGCACGACCGCGGTGGCGCGCAGCAGCTCGATGAAGTCCGAGCTGAACGCGGGCGGCACCAGCGCGCCGCCGTCGGCGAACACGCCTTCGGTCATGGCCTTCTGGCGGTCGGCCACCATGTCGGCGATCTCGGTGTAGCCCAGCGAGTGCGCCACGTCCGCGAGCCGCGACGGCTGCCCGCTGCGGCTCGCGAGAGCCATGCAGCGGACGAACGCAGCGAGGTTGAGGCCCTTGCCCTTGTGGACGTCGCGCGCGATGAACGCCTCGCGCTCGGCCTTCACGTACGCGCTCTTGGCGTTGACCTTGCGCGTCGCCGCGCCCGGGTCCTCGCCGGCTCCGAGCGGGAAGTTCTTGGTGGCGGGGATCTTCTCCAGCGCCTCGACGCGCGCCAGGATCGGGGCGACCTCGCCCCTCACCGCAGCGGTGATGCCGTCGAGGTCCGTCTTCTCGAGTGCCATGTGCGTGCTCCTTCCTTCCGGCCGCTCTCGCGGCTCATGTCCGGTCGGCCGGATGGCTCGCCGGGGTTCGTGCGCGCACGCATGCCCGGACCCGTCATGGGCCTGGGGCGTACGCAGGTTGTGGCGGGGCGCCTTACTGGCGCGGCTTCGCTGCCTCCGACATGCCGGTCTTCACCGCGGCGGCGATCTGGTCAGCGGTCAACGACGTGGACGTGCTCTTGTCGTCGCCCATCTCGGCGAGCATCGCCTCGCACGCGGCGGTGGTCTTGTCGCAGGCGGCCGCGGACTTGTCGCACGCGGCCTCACAGCGCGCGACCATGGCCTCCATCGCCTCGTCCATGCCCTTCGTCTGCGCCGGCGCCGGGAAGCTGTACGTCTTGCGATCGGCGATCTTCCCCCACGTCGCCTCGACCAGCCCGCGCGGCACCCACAGTCCATCTCCGCTGACCCGATCGAGCGTGCGCTCGGCCCACTCCACGATCGGGGCCAGGTCGATGCCCGCCGCCTTCGCGCCGACCAGCGCGTCCGGGTTCGCCGGAATGGGCACCCAGGAGAACTCGAGCAGCTCCTGCTTGAGGTAGTCGATCGCCGGGCCCCACCCGTGTCCGCTCCGCTCTTCGTTGACCTTCCACTCATCGGGCGCGAACCCCACCGACGTGGCGCGGAGGAAGCCGCCGCGCACCAGCGCGCCCACACTCGCTCCCATCGGGTTCATCTCGCGCGGCGTGAACTCCATCTGCGAGCGCAGCGCCCCGCCATCGGTCCACTCGCGAAGGCTCTTGCCGACCGGAAGCTGATTCGAGTCGTGAGCGAAGAGCACCACCGGATTCTTGCGGTAGTTGTCGAGCCTCCAGCCGTCGACCGCGATGGTGTCGCCCATGCGGTCCACG